TGATTCAACACCTGGTGATGTAGGAATACCTATTGGAAATTATCTTTCACAGTATTCAGGCAACTTTTATTTAAGTTCTTTTGACCATTGGATTAAAGAGGTCAAGAAAGTGAAGTATTACTTCAGATATATGGATGATATTGTAATCCTGGGAAGCAGTAAAGAAGAGCTTCACAAATTAAGAAAAGAAGTTGATGAATATTTAAGAAATGAATTAAAGCTTAACATCAAAGAAAACTGGCAGGTGTTTCCTACTTTTGTAAGGGGAATTGATTTTGTTGGGTACAGAGTTTTCTTGAACTATACATTGCTTCGGAAATCAACTTGTAAAAGCTTTAAGCGGAAAATGCGAAACATCAACAAGAAAAAGCTAAATGGTCAAGAATTGAATTATTCTGAATGGTGTTCAATCAATTCTTATAAAGGTTGGCTGAAGTGGTGTGATAGTTATAGATTAAGTCAAAAGTACATTAAGCCTATTGAACAATTTGCACAGGATTATTATGAAAAATATATTAAAAAGAAAGGGTGATAAATATGACAGAAATAAAAAATGTAAGAAGTAGTGCTTCTGAAGTTTTGCCTGTTGAAATTGGTGAACATTTTGTTTTTGTCAGAACTAATATTCATGCTATTGAAGAAAATATTGGTTCTGATAATGAATTCATTGGTTTTGAATATGATGAAAAGCAGTACACCAAGGATGAATATATTAAGCTGCTTTCAGAAAAGAATGATATACTGGAACAACAACTTACAGATACACAGCTTGCATTGGTTGAACTTTATGAAAGTGTGGTGGTATAAATGGCAAAAGTTTATGCTGATTTAATCAGAAAAGGCTTGAAAACAATTAATGATGTGCCTGAAAGAATTAGGGCTGAAGTTCAAGCAATATTGGATAGTGAATCTAATGATTAAACTTATATTATTTTTTATGAGAAAGGATGTGGATATAATGGCAATTATCTATGCAACTTTGATTATTAAGGGAAAGAAAACTTTTGCTGAAGTTCCTGAAAGAATCAAAGAGCAGGTAAGACAGGTTTTAATTGACCTTGAATGTGAAGAATTAGCTGCTTAGCAAACAAATTATTTAAACCACCTTGTTATATACAAGGTGGTTATTTTTTTATTCTGAAAGGGTGGTGGTGTAATGACAATTGAAGTAGCACTATTAATTTCAGGTGTGTCAGTAGCATTTGGTATCTTTGCTGGTATTTCAAATTTAAGAAGAAACCAAAAACTTGATGATAAAAAAGATGCTACTGAAATGACCACAGTTATTGTTAAGCTTGAAAATATCGGCAATGGCATCACTGAAATCAAAAGCGAAATGTCAAATGTTAAAAATGACATCAAAGAGGACAGAGAAAGAATTATCAGGGTTGAAGAATCAGCAAAGCAAGCACACAAAAGGCTTGATACACTTGAAAAGTATAAAAGACCTGGTGATTCTGATGAATAAGTCAAAGAACAGGTTTTCAAAAGCAATTGTGGCAGCAGTGGTATTGTTAAATACAATTTTCACTGCTGCTGTTCTTTATGTGTTCTTAAAAATTGGAAGTGAACCAGTTACCTTGATTGGTGCTTGGTTCGCTTTCACAACAGGTGAATTGTGGATGCTTTCAAGTATTAAAAAAACCAAGGTTAATAAAAAGGAAGGTGTAAATGATGAACAAAATTGATTGGAAAAATAAATTGAGCAGCAGAAAGTTTTGGGCGGCTGTTACTGGGTTTGTCAGTGCAATCCTGGTTGCTTTCAATGTGAATGATTTGACCATTGAACAGGTAGTTTCCATCATTTCAGCTTGTTCAGTGTTGATTGCTTATATAATCGGTGAAGGACTTGTTGACAGCGCAAGGGTAAGTTCAGGCAATGAAACAAATAATTCTGAAGTTCAAACAAATACAATTGGATTCACTGTACCTGGTGCGGAAAGTGAGGATGATGAATAATGAACATAATTAAAAACCTGGTTTCTTCTTCAAAATATAATATTAAATGCCCTTATCCAATGGATGCACAGTTCATTGTGGTTCATAACACTGCAAATGATGCAAGTGCAGCAAATGAAGTTGCTTACATGATAAGTAATAACAATGAAGTATCCTTCCACTATGCGGTTGATGACAAACAAATTGTTCAGGGTATTCCTGAAAATCGTAATGCTTGGCATGCTGGGGATGGTGGAAATGGTAAAGGTAACCGTTATGGATTATCCATTGAAATTTGTTATTCAAAATCAGGTGGAAGCAGATTCATTGAAGCTGAAAAGCTGGCTGCAAAGTTTATTGCTTCCAAGCTAAAAGAAAAGGGCTGGGGAATTGATAAGGTAACAAAGCATCAGGATTATAGCGGCAAGTATTGCCCACACAGAACACTTGATATGGGATGGCAAAGATTCTTGAACATGGTTAAAGCTGAACTTGATGCACTGAATAGTTCTTCTTCCAGCGGTACATTATACAGGGTTCAAACTGGTGCTTTCAGTAAAAAATCAAATGCTGATAATCTTGCAGCAGAATTGAAGAAAAAAGGCTTTGATACTTATATTGTTCAAATTGGTGGACTGTATAAAGTTCAGGTTGGAGCTTATAGTCAGAAAGCAAATGCTAATGCTATGATGGCAAAATTAAAAGCTGCTGGATATGATGCTTTTATAACAACAAATTAAAATGATAAACCCACACCTTTCACCTGGTGTGGGTTCTTTTTTATTGCCCTTTTTAGGTTGGCATTGTCTACGAACTGCCAACGGTGAGGACATTTTTATATAATATTGTAGGTAATAATAAGTAAAGAAAAATAAAACAGTTTCCTTCAAAAGCCTTGATTTTCAAGCATTACAGGTAATAATAAATAAAAGTGAGTAAAGCAAAATAATTTTAGTTCAATTTACTTATTATATAGAAACTGTTTGTCTTTTATCCAGTAAAATCAAGGGTTTTGAGTAATAAAAATATCAACCATGGTTGATTTGCCTACGATTTGCCAACGGAAATTTTATTTGGTTGGCAAGTTTTCTTTTGTTACTTTTTCAAATATTTCAACTGATTGTTCTGCCATCTTTTCAGTTGCATGAGTGTAAGTATCAAGGGTTGTTTCAATGTTAGCATGACCAAGCCTTAATTGAACATCCTTGATATTTGCACCATTTTCAATTAACCTGGTGGCATGAGTATGCCTTAATGAATGAAAGTTAAAAGGAATTCCCAAACTATAATTAATCACCCTGGAAGCATATTTGAAAGTGTCAGGGGTTGCTATTTCACCATTTTCTTTAGTGCAGACCATTTGAATTGGTTTCATTACACCAGGGTTTACTGACAACGGAAGGGAATATATTCTTCTTAATGTTTCATTACCATCCATTTCTTCAACTTCATATTGCTGAATATAATGCTGTCCATACTTCAAGCGATTTTCCATTTGCAATTTCCTATGTTGCTTCAAAGTATCAATCAATGTTTTACCTATTTTAATTTTCCTTACAGATGATTCAGTTTTAGTTGACCCAAAATACCAGTTTGGCTTTCTCTTATAAATAATTTTATTAACATCAATTATCCCCTTATCCAAGTCAATATCATCCCAGGTTAAAGCCATGACTTCACCAATTCGGCATCCAGTATAATATCCAATCATAATTGGAATGTGAAAAGTTGTTCCCATTGGAAACCTTTCAATTATGTGATTAAATTCTTCAGTAGTAATAACCTTATGATTAATTTCTGTTTTAGAATGTTCATACTTTGGATATTTTACATACTGCATGGGGTTATCTTTAATGAAGTTGCAAGGATGAACTGCATACTTTAATGAACCACTTAATACACATATTATATTGGTTAAGTGGTTTTTACTTATTCCAGTCAAATATTTATTGTTCACAAATTCTTGAAGCATTGCTGGGGTTAATGATTTCAGCTTATAAATACCAAAAGCAGGTTTAATATGATTTCTGATTATGATTTCATAAGCTGATTGGGTGTTATACTTACAATTAACCATAACATAATTCTTAAACCAATAATCCATGTAATCAGCAACAGAAATTTCACTTGGTTCAAAGTGTAATCCAGCATTTTCATATTCTTGAAGTGCTTTTCTTAAAGCAGCTTCAGCTTCTTTCTTGGTTCTACCACCAACCCTTTCAATTCTTTTTCTTTTTCCATCAACACTGGAAGCTTCAAAAGAATAATACCACTTGTTTCCTCTTTTTCTCACATGACCAGCCATATTAACATCCTTTCTATTAACATTTTTTAGTTCAAGATGGTTCAAGATAAGTTCAAGATAAAATAAACATCTTGAACCCCTTCAAAGTCAGCTTTATCAATGCTTTCAACTTCATAGGTTCAAGATGTTCAAGATATTTCTCCTATATACTTTTATTATTTAGATATATTTATTTTTTTTTTTAAGATA